CGACAACGTGTAATCCGGCGCGATGCCGATGAGGTTCAGCCGCGCGAAGCCGAGGCCGGCGTAGCTGAACACGAAGAAATCCTTGTAGCGCATGAAGTTGTTGCCGTCGACCTGATTCAGGCCGAAGCCGGACGGCATATCGTCAGGCGCTATCCATGTGTGCTGTAGGTTCAAGTCGGCGTCGTACTCGTTGATGGCGGCAGCGCCGAGCTTGACGTAGATCATCCCGTTGTCGCTCGTGCCGAACGCGAGATCGCTGCCGGAGGCGCCACTGTTGATGACGATGTCCGGTTGTGGCCCCGGCACGCCGCCGCCGCACGGCCAGCGCTCGATCTCGCCGCCGAGGCCAGCGCAGTAGAGGAATCCGTCTTGCACGACGCCGCGCGAATACGGCCAAATCGAGCCATCCGCGATCGTGGTCGTGGCGATGCCCTTCACGTACCACACCATCTGATACGGGCTGATCGGATACGCGGCGATCAGCGCGTTCGATATGAAGCAGAAGGTGCCGAAGCCGCCGCCGGTAGGGAACCAGTCGGTCGGAATATGGACGACGTTGCCGTCGAGGTCGTAGTAATCCTCGCGGTAGGCATGATCCGGAACGCCGGGGCCGCCGCCGAGCGAGTATCCGCCAACGATCAGCACGCCGGCCGATGCGTCGTAAACCGCGCCCGTGACGCCGGTGTCGAAGGTCGAGATACGCTGCGGAATTGTGCCGGCGTGCGTGAACAGCTCGAATTCGAGATTCGGGATCGCGTTACCGAACTCGGTCAGGAACCAGTCGGTGAATACGACGTAGGCAATCGAGCGATACGCCGGCACATTGCCGACACCGTGAATCGATTCGAGAGTCGGATCTGGTAGCTGATCCTCCGTCCCGAGGTAGACCGTCATCGGCACGTCGGCGAGATTCAGCGTTCGGCCATTCGCCCATATCCTGCGCACGCCGAGGATCGCCGACGGGTTATCGCCCAAGCGCTCGCAGAGGCGCACGGCGAAACTCAGCGAATACGTGAAGTTCGTTACCTCTGGCCCGCCCTTTCCGCCCGACGTTTCCTCATGCTCCTGCAGTTGATCCTGACCGTCGATGATATTGCCGGCCATGCGGATCGTTCCCCATACGCGCGGCGTGATACCGCCGTACGACGACGTATGGATGCGCAGGTCGGAGAGCCGCGGCCCCTGCACCTTCTCCGGAAATAGCGCGTTGCCGACCGCGGCGCCGATTTGAAAGCCGATGGATGCGCCGAGCGGGCCGAACGCCGACCCAACGAAGGCGCCAGCGACGCCGAGCGCGAGCGTTGCCATTTACGCCGGAACCTCGCGGAACTTGAACGTCGACACGATCCGTTTCAGCCACGTATCGTCGATGCGATTCTCGACTACCTTCCGCGCCTGCGTGTAGGAGTGAACCATGTAGCGCTGTCCGTCGCGATCCGCGAGTAAGGCGAAGTGCTGCGGGTCATCCTTGAAGCGCGTCAGCAGGATGTCGCCCGGCTGCGAGCGCAGCAGCGGCACAGGTTCGAGATATTCGGCGCACGCCTGAAATAGCATCTTCGGTTCGGGCGTCCTGCTGTACGCCCGGAAGCGCGGATCGCGGTCGAACCGCTCGGCACTCTGAAATCCAAGCGCACGCCCGACTCCGGCAATGAGTCCGATGCAGTCGCAGCCGACGCCCTTGAGCGACGCTTGATGCTTGTAGCGCGTGCCGACCCATTCGCGCGCCTCGATCACGATCGCCTCGCGCAGATAGTGCAACGCATCAGCCATTGCCGTGCCGTCCGACTTGGACGATCTTGTCCGTCCCGAGCAGGTACGGGAATGAGCGATTGTTGACGACGTTGTTGAAGCGGTCGCGGCACGTCGCTAGCGATTTGTCGCAGCCAGCCGTCGCGATATATTCGTCGCCTGCGGTCACTTCATACGGGAACGCCTGCTGCAGCACGAACTGGCCCGGCACGTATGACTTCACTTCGCGCGAGATACCGGCGTTAGGATTGCCGGAGCCGATCATCGTCACGAGTCCGAAGTCGAAGAATCCGGAATCGCCGAGGCGCGTGACCTTGCCACCGCTGACGTAGCCCGGATACGCGCTGGTGTCCGACGTATCGATGCCGAGCTCGAACGACGTGTCGCCTGGATTGCGCACGATCGTCGTCGTGTTGATCAGATTCGGCCCGACGATGCCGGACAGGACGACCGCCTCGCCTTCGATCAGCGGCGGATCGAACGGGCTAGCGTAACTGACGACGCCGGGATCCGCGTTCGTGACGCCGGTAACGTCGCGCGTGTCGGTCGGTCCTGCCTCCGTGCGATCCGACGCGTAGAGCGTAAGTCCGTCCGGACTCGCGCCGTCGGTGACGCCCGTCTTGCGGAATAGGGAGCCGTTGCTATCGGTTGCGTCAAGATCGACCTTGCAGCGCGCGTCGCCGAGGTTCGCGTTGCACGATGGCGACTCAACGCGGCCGAGCTGCACGGCGTAGTTTTGCATCCGCCCGCGCAGTTCGACGGTGAACTTGCCACGGTCGACGGTCACTTCGCCGAGAGAGCCCTGCCGCTCGATCATCGATCCCTGCGTCAGGTCGGACCAGTTGACGTAGAAGATGCGGAATTCCGCGCCGTCCCAAAATCCGGCGAACAGTTCGTCCTCGGTGATGGCCGACGTATTCAGGATGCCGATGATGTCGAGCGTGTCCGGATTCAGGTCCGACGACGATTTGAGGTCGCTGGCGTTATAGCCTTGCACCGCGATATACGTTTCGCCGTCAATGACGAGGTCGGCGTCGTGGTCGGTGAAGGTCCGTACCTCGTCGTCCTTGTTCTTGAGCACGAAGCGCAGGCACGTCGCGAGCGTCGTGATCTCGCCGGCAAAGTGCGCGGCGAGGGCGACCGAAATCGTCTTCATTCGCGAACTTCGACGAGCGGAATTTCGTCCCACTCGACCATCGGGCCGCGGCGATTGATGCCGGCGATCTGGCCCTGCAGATGATCCACGTCGAAGCGACAGGGCACGTCGAACATGCCGGCCCACGACGAGGGTGTGCCGCTCGCGACGGTCAGGATGCCGGTATCGACGTCCCACGAGGCGCCGGTGACGCCGCCGGTGATAACTGGTATCCCACGCAGCCGCGTGATCTTGCGCTGATGCGATCCCGATCCAACGCTGTATAGCTTGTGTGCCTGGAAGTGCGTCGCGTCGATGACCGCGAAGATGCCTTCGGCTGCCGTCGCCGTGTAGTCTGTCCAATCGCGAACGCGGAACGTGTTGGCCCGCCCGATGGCTACGGCGCGAAAGAATGCGAGGAAACGCTTGCGCTTTTCCTCCTGTCGCGGCGGAAGGCGCACGGTTCCCTTCCAACGCGCCTGCGACCATCTCCGATCCCGTTGCTCCCATCCAGATTCGAGTTCGATGACGTCGGTCAGAAATGCCGGACCGCTGGTGGCGCCGACCCCGATGTCGTCAGGGAAGGTCGCGATCGCGGTCATCCGATGCGGCTCGCTGCGCGCGTGATGCCGCGATACGCTTCGATGCCGATCTGATTTGCGGTCCGCGTATTCGGCACGCCCTGCACGGAGATCGTAATCGGCGCATGCACCGATACGGCTTGCCCGCTACCTGCCAGGATCTTCTCGGTGCGGTCGTTCGGATATACCTGTGCGCCGCGCGGGATGCGCACGAGCTCGCGGCCCTGCTCGCCGACCATCGCCAGCCCACCGCGGGCGAACGTCGTTCCGCTCGCGAAGCCGATGATGCCCTCAAACGGATTGAAGAATCCGCCGCCGAACGTTCCGGCGCTCCCGAGTCCAGGGATGCCGGCCATTGCGGCCGACGACAGGCTCGACGATGCGGATAAGGTCGCGGCTGCCGCCTGCAGCGACGTCGCGGATACTTGCAGCAGCGTGCCCGCCGTCGTAAGCAGTGAGCCGGCGCTGGTCAGCGTGGTGCCTGCGCCGGTCAGCGCCGCAGCCCCGGTCGCCTCGCCGGCCTTCGACTTCCCGCCGAACAGGTCGCCGAAGATTTTCCCGAGTCCGCCGAAGTTCTCCGGCTTGAACAGCGTCTCGGCGATGTTGCGCGAGGCGATACGACTGATGCCGGCGACGAGATCCTTTTCCAGCGCGTTGATGATGTCCTTGAACTTCGCGCCCTTCTCCGTGATCTTTTCCAGCGCGCTCGAAAAGCTGTCGACGAACAGGTCGTTGAACTTCTTCGCGACCAAGTCGCTCGTCGAGGCGAGCTCCTGAATCTTGAGCCGCAGTTGGTCGGCCGCCAATAGCGCCCGCGGGTCGGACGACTTGCGCGCGATTTCCTCGTAGAGTTCGGCCTGCCGCTCAAGGATCGGAATCAGCGCGCGGTTCGCATCGCCCTGCGCGCGCAGCGCTTCCAGTTCAGTCAGCGATCCGGCATTGCGCGCGATGTTGATGCGCGATTGCGCATTGCCGATGATGGTGGTCAGGTCGCCGAAGCGCTGCATTGCCTCGTTGAGTTGCGCCTGGTTCGTGATCTGTTCGCGCTGTGCTGCTATGTTGGCAAGGCCAATTTCCGCCAGCCTGCGGTCGTCCAGATTCGGGGAGTCGAGTTGCAGTTTTAACTTGATGACCTTATCGCGATTGGCGAACTCGAACCTGGCGATGGCAGCGGCAACGCGATCATTGCCAGCCATTTCCAACAAGGCGACAGAAGTTTCCTCAACCTCGTCGCGGAACGCCTTTACCGCTCGCTCCGCTTGCAGCCAATCCTCCTGTCCCTTTATCGACGCTTGTTCTTCGAGATTTGCGCGCTTGCGGATTGCCTCCTCTAGATCACCCTCTGCCTTGACGCGGTCAGACCCGCTCGCCGTCGCAAGAAACTTCCGACGGATGGCAATCTCCGCGTCGGCCGCAGCAAGCTGCTTCTGCAGCGCCTCGGACTGCACGCGTTGGCGCGCCGCATAGAACTCGCGGATGCTGATCTGATCGTCTTGGTAATACGCGGCCAGAAAACGCTCGCGCGTCGAGAGCAGCGCTTGCTCATCGCGAATGGAATCTTCAAGCGCTTTGATCTGCGCGTCGCGGAGATTCTTCGTCGCGTCTTCATTCGGTAATCCGGGCGGCTGGATGCCCTTCGGCTTTTTCGCGGTAACTGACGCGGACGGCGGATGAAGAATCGCGTCAATGAGCTTGTCGCGCTCCGCCTTGCTGCGCTCTAAGTCGGCCGCTAGTTCCTTCCCTAGCGCTCGCGCCTTGCTGAACTCGAACTTGCCGATAAGTTCAAGCTGCGCAGCAGCACCGCCGATTGATGTGCCGAGATTCTTGAACGCGTTCGCCGTAAACACGGCGACCACGGCTGCGCCGCGTAGTACGGTCGCGACTTCTGCCGCCGCACCTTTAAATCCGCCCGCTTTTTCTTCCGCGTCCAGCAATGCGGTTGAAAACGATTGCAACGATGGCAGCAGCTCGCCAGCCAGATGGCGGAAGAACGCGCTCGACAGGAGGTTGATCTTCGTCAGCTCGTCGTTGAAGGCGTCCGAGCGAGCCACGACGTCATCGGTAAGGCCAGAGTAACGGCGGAAATACTCGATGTTCTTGCGCAGGCTTTCGCTGCCTTCGTTCAGCAGCGGAACTAGTTCGCCGAATCCCTTTTTGAATAGCTCATTCGCGAGTGCCGCCTTGCGCGGCCCATCTTCGAAGGTCTCGAACTTCGCGGCCAGTTCGACGAGCACCTGCCCCGCGTCTTTGACCTTCCCGCTTGAATCGCGGACGTTGATGCCGAGGACACCGAAAGCTGTCGCGGCTTTTGCGTTCCCCTGCTCGGCCTCCGCGATGGCGACGTTGAGCTTGTTCAGCGCCGGCAGCATCGAATCCAGCGACGATCCCGCCTGCGATGCCGCGAAGCCGATGCCACCGAGCGTTACCGCGGCGATGCCGGTCGTCTGCGACAGGTCGTTCAGATGGTCGGCGGAATCAATCGCCGCCTTCGTCAGCGAGACGAACTTGGCGACCGCCGCGCCGATGCCGATCCCGCCGAGCGCGTTCTTGAGCGAATTGCCGAGACCGCTGACCGTGCTCTGGAATCCGGCAAGACGCCGGTTCGCTTGCGTGAGCCCTTCTTCGAGCTTCGCCAGCCGAGCATTGATGTCGATGGTCAGGACGGCGGCGGCCATCAGTCCCTCATCGCTTGCGCGCGGTGATTGCGAACGTGGCCCACGAGCGCGCAGAGCGCGTCGAGGTCATCGCAGCCGAACATTTCAGCGACCCACGGCATGGCCGCCCACTGGACGTCGCCACCGAAGAATTGATAGACGTCGATCGCCATCTGCTCGAGCGGCGTTACGGTAGGAACGATCGCGCCCTCGACCTTCTCGCCGTCCATCCAATCGAGAGCGCACGTCAGTTTCCCTGGAGTTTCTCGATCTTCTTCTCGTGATCCTGCGCGACCTTGATCAGATGCTCGCGGATCGGCACCCACAAATCCGGGCGGTCCTCGATCCACATGGCGTAAATCACGCGACTGAAAGCTGCCGGCGTATCCGGCTCGCCGGCCTTGATGTCGCTTTCCAGCACGCCGTCCCATCCGATCACGTCTTCCTGTACCGAGATGAGTGCGGCCAGCATGTCACTGCCGCTGGAGCGATGCAGCCTGCGCAGCCGCTCCATCTCGGTCGGACGTCGGACGGTGAACTTGAACCGCCCGACTTCCACCACGCTATCGCGCGCCTTCAATAACTGCGCGCTGATGAGGCTCGCCTCCATTTCGAGCCTCCGGGGTCAGGATGCGAACGCCATGCGGCGGCCGACCTGGATGATGGAAAACGACGACGTGATGAGATCGCCGAGCGGAATGTTCTCCGACGGCAGGGACACGAAGCCACCGAAGATCCGCTTCGAGCCATCCGACAGCGTCACGCGAAACGCCAACATCGTCGCGTCGTACGCCGCCTGCTCGACGATCTGATACGCCTCGGCCAGCGGATTGCTGATCGAGTCGACCGTGATCTCCGGCGTGTCCGACTGCGCGAGCAGGTATTGCTTGATTGGATCGAGCAGCACCGTCGCGTCGATCTTGTTCGGCGATGCGCTGCCGGCGTTCAGGCTTCGCGCGTAGCCGAGCGTCGCCCAATCGCTGACGACCTTGAATTCCGGCGTGCCCGTCGTATCGAACTCGGTGAAGTTCGTCGTGTTCAGGCTTTCGAGGTCGAACGTATTCGCGGTGCCGGCGAGGTTGTTGACGCGGGCGACTTGCCCCGCGACCTCCAGCATGCCCTCGATCGTCGTCGCCAGCACGATTACGTCGCCCTCGGTCGGGTCGGTGCCGGTATATGTGACGACGCCGGGGTTAGCCTTCGTGATGTCGGTGATGGTGATGGGCGAGCCGAGGGTTTTTTGCACCTCGACGCGCGTGTTACGGCCAATTAGCTTTGCCATTTCTGCGCTCCTGGTTAGTCAAGTTCCCACACGTCGAAAGTGCGAATTGCCGCGTATTCCTCGAGCTCCGGCTCGTAGGCAGATCCCGCGGCGGTCTGCCAATTCTGTTGCGCCTGCATTGCATCGGTGACGGCGAGCGCGACCTCGTTCGCCTTTGAGCGCGTCTTCGCCCACACCGTCACGTTCATCGAGACGCGCGTCGAATGCAGTTCGCCATCGAGCACGTAGTTCGGCGCGCTGTCGCCGCGCTCGTAAGCCACGGCCGCCGGCGTCCCGGTCGTAAACTCGAAATCCTCCGGCACTTCATCCGGATAGATCGCATCGCCGACGAGCGCGACCAGCCCCGACGAAGCGAGGAGAGCGTCCTTCGTTTGCTGTTCCGCGCTTGCCATTTACTTGCGCGCGTTCGCCTTCGCGATGCGCTCGACGATGCGCTGCTCGAAGATGCGCAGCGCGTTCTGGCCTTCTTGCCGGAAGGCCGGTCCGAGGAACGGATACGCCTTCACGAACGCCGTTGCGGCGCGCCGACGCCGCGCTGCCGTGTTCTTCGCCGGTCGCGGACGGTGGCCGGCTTCGACGAAGCGGTAGTAGAACGGGTCGCCGGAAACCGGGCTGCGGCGGCGCTGCGCCTTCGATGCGCGCACCTTGATGTAAACGCCGAGCGCGCCGTTCGCGGCCTTGTAAATCTTTGACTTGAAGACGCCGATCGCGCGGCGCATCGTTCCCGGCACGCGGCGCGAGGTAGGCATCTTGAGTACCGGCGCCAATCGCTTGGCTGCTTGAGAGATCGGCTTGCCGGCGTCCCGCAATGCCCCGAGGACGACCTTCCGCCGCATATCGTCGGCGAGCTCGTTCAGCGCGCGGATCGCGTCGTCGACGCCTTCGAGCTTGATCTCGATGCCGTCAGCCATTGGTCAAGCCTTCCGAGCAGAGCAGTACCATCCCGTCGCGCGTTTTCAGCGGCAGGATGTCTTGGATTGCGAGTGTGCGCGTTGTGCCGGTCACGCCGTCATCCCACAGAATCCGCCACAGTTTCGTGATCGGTGGCCCGCGGCGGATCGTGACTTCGAGCGTCGTCGGCTCCTGATACTGATTCGCCAGATGCACGTTCGAGCCACGGATTACGCTTACCTTCGCATGCACCGTCGCCTCCGGCGCCCACGCACGCACCGGCTGGTTCAGCGTATCGCGCGTCGTCGTGAACGATTCCAGATGCACGATCTCTCGCAGCTCGCCGGCTTGAATCGGCCCGTCCTGATTCGTCGGCATCAGGCCGCCTCCTGCATCTGCGCCAGCGCGTCATCGAGCGCGACCTTCGGGAACACTTCTAGCGCGCTGACCGGCGAGCAGTTCAGGACTTCGACGTCCTTCGGCATCTGCTCGGCGTAGGCCGCGAATTGCCACAGAAATATCTTGAAGCGTCCCGGCTCGGTGTTCTTGAAGTTCGCGTGCGGCCCGAAGTAATGCGTACCCTGCATATCGATGCCGAGCAGTAGAATCCGCCTCGCCCCGCGCCGGACCCAGTAGTCGAGGCCGAGCAGCCCCGAGTTTGTGCCGTTGCCGATGCCAGCGCGAGCGGTGATCCGCGCGCAGCCTTCGATTGCGCTAGCGCACCAGCGCTCGCCTGGAAACGTCAACGCGCCTGGCGTCTTGCGCCACCAGTTCGCGTCGCACGCGACGAGCGCCTGCGCCCACGGCGCGAGCCGGAAGGCGTCGTTCACTGCCACGGTCGGCAGATGGCGCACGCGATCCGCTACGGCCTGGTTCACGCTCTGGCCGGTAGCAAGAACAACGCAGGTCACGATACGGTCGGCGGGCGAAATCGCGTCAGGAGCGCGCGCACGGCGGGCGTAATCGGGTCGAGCTCGCCTTCGCGGTTCTGATCGAGCGAGGCGATCGCGAGTAGCGTCGCTCGCCGTACCGGCCCCGGAATGATCGACTGGCCGCCGATGTAATCACCGTTCGAGTCGAGCAGCGGGTCGCCGTTGCTGTCCGTCTCATAGTCGATAATGATCGGATTACCATCGTCGTCGACGAGCGGGAAGCCATCAGCGTCCGTCCAGCTCGAGAATAGCGGCTGCAGGTCCGGATTCGTCGATTCGAGGTAATCCATGACGAACTGCGACGCGTCGATGACGAGCCGATCGATGTCCGCATCGTCGGCCGTGCTGTCATAGCGCGCGTTAGCCTTCGCTTCGGCGAGTGTTACGAGACGGTAGATCATGGCGTAAGCGTCACCGAGACGCGGCGGCTCGCGCTCATCTGCGCGGCGACGCGGTCAGCCGAATCATCGATGGCGCGGAACGTGACCGTCGCCGTGCCGCTGCCTGTATTCAGGATGGCATCCTTGCCGGCCATCACCGCGGCCAGAATCTTCATAATGTCGCCCGCGGTGTAGGTGCCTTCGAGCGGCGTGTTCCACGGATTGCCGCTGCCGCCCGCGTCGGTGAGCTGCTCGCCGGTCGAGCCGACGTTCTGATGATCGGCAATAGCCTCGTCCCATACCGCGTCGGCCACTTCCGCCGCCGTCGGTGCGGTTCCGCCGCCGGTCGGCGCCTGCTCGAGCGCATTGGTCGTGAAGCGGAACGTGCCGCCGTCGTCTTCCAGCGTGTCGTCGAGCTTGTCCGTGACGAGCTTGATCGCCGCCACCTCCGTGTCGACGAAGTCATCGATCGTATCGACCGACGTCTGCGTCGCCCTGGTACTGATAGTCGCGTCGATGCGCCCGGTAACGGTCGTCGTCACGCCTGCATCGGCGAGCGCGGTATCGGCCTCGGCGTTCACTTGCGCCGCCGACAGATCGTTGAAGCCGGTCACGCCGGTCCCCTTCGCGAGCACGATGTTCGTGCCTGCGGTCAGGACTCGCGTGCCCGCACCCCATACCGCCGTCGCGTTCTCTGCCGCTGTCGGCAGTGCATCGAGCTGCGTATCGAGGTTCGCCGATGCGAGCCCGACGGCAGTGCGCGTCCCGGAGGCATCGAGCGGTGCGGTGTAGCCGACCGTCGCGAGGCGCGAACTGATCGCCGCGTCGATGTTGTCGCCGATGATCTTGCCGGCCGACCCGGCACCGTAGCTGCCGGGCAGCAGCGTCGTCCACGGATCGCCTGCGGCGCCGGCGGCATTGAGCGCCTCCGCGGTCGAGCCGGCGGTGCCAGAATGGTCGCCGATGGCCTCCTCCCACACGGCGTCGGCGATGTCGGCTGCTGTTGGCGCAGCGCCACCCGTAGGCGCCTGTTCCAGCGCGTTGGCAGTGAAGCGATACACCGCGCCGTCGAGCTCGAGCGCCGTGTCGAGTTTGTCGGTGACGGTCTTGATGGCGGCCACTTCGGTATCGACCGCGTCGTCGATGGCGGCGAGCTGCGTGTCGAGATTGGCACTCGCAAGCCCGACCGCCGTCCGCACGCCGGCCGCGTCGAGCGTCGAGAATCCGGTCGCTGTAGCCCACGCCGCGTCGCCGCGATCGCGCACCGCTTCCAGCGAATCCGTCGTCTGATCGTAGGTGAATGATCCAGTCGTTTTGGTCATCAACTCATGGAAGACGCTTCCCACGGTCGGCGGTGCTGCGCCGTCAATATCGGAATCCGCTGCCAAGAGTTCGTCAAGACGCACGTCGACGAGCGCCGTGTCGACTTCTGCGTTGACGTCGGCCTTCGCTTGCGCTGCGAGACTGCCGATGCTTCCCGTCACGTTACCGCCGACGTTGCCGGTAACAGACCCGACCGCGCCGGTGACGCTGGCGATCGTCACGTCCGAAGCGACCTTCGCATCGGTGATGGCATCGGCAGCGATGCTCGTCGCGGTGATCACGCCCGCAGCCAATCCGTTGACCGTCGTGACGTTGGTCGCCGTCGTGATCGTGCCCGCGGTGATGTTGGTCGGGCTTGCAACCGACGTCGGGAAGGTGACGCCGGCCGCTGCTGTAACGGTTTGGCCGGCGAGCTGATCGGTGTTCGCCGTGACGCGAGCCGTGACGCTTCCGACCGAGCCGGTGACGTTGCCACCGACATTCCCCGTTACCGATCCAACGGCGCCGGTCACGCTCGAAACCGTCGCCCCCGGAAGATCCGCGACGACTTGCCGCACGAGGTCGGTCGGATCGGCGCCGGAGCCGGTGATGTGCAGCGCAAAGTCGCCGAGCGTGTTCGTATGCGTCGTGGTAAGCGCGAGCGAATACAACCCCGGCATATTCGTCGAATCCATCTCGGTGACGGTCGGCGTAATCGCTGCCGGCGTCCCGTTGTCCTTGCACGCGTAGATCGTGAGCCCTGCAGAAAGCCCCGTCTTGCCGGTAATGTGATCGGTCGATGCCGTCATGAACACCGAGAGGTTGCGCGCGGT